ACCGGCTACGCTCGATGTGCGTGAACACCGTAACAACAATCGCGGCAACTGGAAGGCCAACACGACCTATGCAGTGGGTGACGTGGTGGTGTCGGGTTCGAACACCTATGTGGCTACGGTCGCAGGTGTGTCGGGTTCAACTGGTCCGAATGTGACGACTGGCACGCAAGTCGATGGTCAAGTCACGTGGACGTTCAATGCAAACCCATCGTACAACCGTGGTGTGTACACGCCTGAACAGGGCGGTGACGCAACCATGCTGGCGCTCGGTCTTGAACCGCTGACGGCCTATGTTCGCGGCTACCGTTTGAACAAGGTGTCGGTCGATTGGCTGTCGGTTCCGAAGGCACGCGATACGCAGTACAACGAATCGTCGCACATCACGACGACCGTGGGTAACTACGTCCTTGTGACGAACGTGAACGGCATTCCGAAGATCGACCAGAATGCAACCGTGAACCTGTATGACCAGATGACGGTCACGCCGGGTGTGCAATCGGTTGGCAACCTTGTCGGTACGGCCCGCGCACGTGCATTCCAATACGTGTCTGGCACGATTGGTACGCAGACCGCAGTGTATCTGCTGGCACTGTTCGACATCAAGATGAACAGCGGCAAGAACTTCAACACGAACGTGAAGCAGTTCTTCATCAACTATGGTTCGACGGTCCTGAACTTCAGTGCAGACATTCAGCCGGTCACGACGCAACTGACGGGTTCCCTGTCGGCATCGTCAAGCACGACCGTGACTGGTAACGGCACGCTGTTCCAATCGCAACTGGTGGTTGGTGACTACTTCGTGACGGCTGGCGGTGTTAGCCGTGTGACGGCCATTGCATCGAACACTTCGCTGACTGTCGCTACCGCAGTGACGATCACGAACAGTGCTGGTTGGGTGTATGACACGAAGCTGCTTGAACCGCAGAACAGCCCGAACGTGTTCAAGATGCCGAACTATGCGATCCAATCGGTTCGCTCGTCGGATGGCACGATTGGCACTTCGTACACGGTCCAACAGCGCTTCACTGGCACGGCCAATGCGTCGGGTGTCCTGACTATCGCAACAAGCGGTACGGATACGTTCGCATCGACGGCGCTGACATCGAACTACACGTGCGTGGACAACACGACTGGCGCGATCCTGTCACCGGCATCGATCACCCTGAACACGCCATCGAACAGCCAAGCTACGCTGACCTTCACTGCGTCACAAGCTTCGCACTCGATCAGCGTGATTGCAGCAGTGAACCGCCAAGGTTCGGGCACTGAGAAGATCAAGACCCTGAACACCGGTACGCTGGTGCTGACGACTGCGGCAACGGCTGGTGCATCGACAATCACGCTTCCACAAGCTGACGGCTATGCACTCGTCTCGGTGATGCAGGACAGCGGCACGTTCGCTGCACCTACGGGCCAGTACACGAAGGACGTTACGTCGAACTACACGTTCAATGACGGTCAGACGGACTCGTACTACGGTCTGGCATCGATCAGCCTGTCATCGACCGGTGTGGCTGCAACTGCGCCGATCACGATCACGTACCAATACTTCTCGCACAGTTCGACGGGTGACTACTTCACGGTCAACTCGTACCTGTCAACGATGCAGTATCAGGACATCCCGTACTTCAACGGTATGGCACTGCGTGACTGTATCGACTTCCGCCCGCGCATCTCGACAAATGGTCAAGACTTCGTGTCATCGGGTGCGATTGTGAACGGTGTGCCGGTGCGTGGCTACGATGTCATCACGAACTACACGAACTACCTTGGCCGTCAAGACAAGCTTGCACTGGCTTCGGATGGTACGTTCTTTGACGTGAAGGGCGTGTCGTCACTGACGCCAGCACTGCCGGATGATCCGTCAACGGCAATGGTCCTGTTCACGGTCAATCTGGAACCGTACACGTTTGGTACGAAGACGACCAACGTTGCAGTGACCACGATTGACAACAAGCGCTACACGATGCGTGACATTGGCGCATTGGACAAGCGTATTGCCAACCTTGAATACTACACGTCGCTGTCGCTGCTTGAACAGCAAACCACGTCGATGAACATCACCGATTCGACAGGTCTGACGCGTTACCAGAACGGTTTCATTGCGGACTCGTTCAATGGTCACGGTGTTGGCAACCCGTCGAACCCGGACTACATGTGTTCTATCGACATGACGAACAACATGCTGCGTCCTTTCTTCTCGATGGAGAACATCAACCTGATTGAGAACAACACCAACAACAGCCAACGTGCTGCGGCTGGTTATCAGGTGACGGGCGATGTGGTGACACTGCCGTACAGCCAAGTGTCGTTCATCTCGCAGCCGTATGCGTCGGAATACGTGAACGTCAACCCGTTCGCGGTCTATGCCTTCATCGGCCACACGGACCTTACACCGTCTTCGGACGAATGGTTCGATACGTACCAACTGCCAGACATCGTGACGAACGTGGACGGCAACTTCAACACCATTTCGGCACTCGCTGCGGCATCTGGTGTTCTGGGTACGGTGTGGAATGCTTGGCAGACCCAATGGACCGGTGCAAGCACGACTAGCACGACGACCTACAATTGGGGCGTTCACACCAACACCTATTCGGTGAACGGTGGTCCGCTGCAACTGCGTCCTGCTTCGCAAGACAACCTTGGCAATGGTACGGGTCAAGCGCGTACTCTGGTGACAGAGACGACCGCTACGACTGTCGGACAATCGCGTACTGGTATCAACACGCAGATCGTCCCGCAGATCACCAACACGGTGACGGCAGACAACGTTGTGGCACAGGCAGTGATTCCATACATCCGTGCCCGCAATGTGCAGTTCATGTCGCGTGGCCTGAAGCCGAACACGACGTTCTACCCGTTCTTTGATGGCACATCGGTTTCGGCCTATGTGACACCTTCGACGGCACTGAAGTACACGGCGGTATCGGGTTTCACGTCCGTGTTTGATTATCAGTCGAACGTGGGTGGTCTAGCCGATCAGTTCGCACGCCAGATTACCGGCAACACGAACAATGCACTCGATTCGGGTGACGTGGTGTATGTGGTGCAACGTGGTTCGACTAGCTACACCTTGACGAACAGCCCTGCTACGGCGGTGGTTGGTCTGCAAGAGAACCATGCTGACGGTACGCTTCAGTTGCAAGTCCTGAACATCCTTGGTTCATTCCAAGCGGGTGACGTGATTCAAGGTACGTTGTCGAACAGCCGTGGTACGTTGACGGTTGCCCCGACAGTCAGCAATGAAGGCGGCGCTCTGGTGTCGAACTTCAACGGTGACATCGTTGGCCTGTTCCAAATCCCTGATGACAATTCGCTGAAGTTCCGCACTGGCACTCGCGAATTCAAGGTGACGGACAGTTCGACCAATGGTACGGATTCCACATCGTATGCAGCAGTGCAGTACACGGCAACCGGTATCCTTCAAACGAAGCAAGCGTATGTGACTTCGACCCGCAATGCGGAAATCGTTCAGACGCAAGTTTCGGATACCCAAACAGTTGTACAGACTTCGACTTCGGTTGTGTCTGACACTGGCTGGTGGGATCCCCTTGCAGAAACGTTCCTTGTGAACAGCACTGACGGTGCGTTCCTGACTTCGGTTGACCTGTACTTCCAATCGAAGGACCAGAACATTCCGGTGCAGGTTGAAATCCGTGATGTGGTCAATGGCTATCCGGGTACGAATGTGTTGCCGTTCTCGCACACCGTGCTGACACCGGACAAGGTGAATGTGTCGCAAGACGCGAGCGTGGCAACCCGCTTCACCTTCGAATCGCCGGTCTATGTGAACGATGGCACTAGCTATGCGCTGGTGGTGATGTCCGATTCCAATGCGTACAACGTGTGGATCGCGACGCTCGGTGAGAAGGTTGTGAACTCCGACAGCTACATCTCGGAACAGCCTTACACTGGCGTGATGTTCGAATCGCAGAATGCTTCAACGTGGACTGCGAACCAGAACAGCGACATCAAGTTCACGATCAACCGTGCGAAGTTCGTGACGGGTCAGTATGGTGAAGTTGAGTTCGTGAACGCGCAGCCTGACCTTCACGCACTGATTGCAACACCGTTCCAGACGGCAAGCGGTTCAACGCTGGTTCGCGTGTTCGATCAGAACCACGGCAACCCGAACGGTTCGTCAGTGACGATCAGCGGTGTGACGGCGGCAGTGAACGGCATCCCGGCTGCACAGTTGAACGGTACGTTCGTGATTAGCAATGTCGAATTCGACAGCTACACGATCAGCGTGACATCGGCGGCAACATCGTCGGGTCTGGGCGGCAATGCTGGTGTGTATGCGACGGCTAACGTCACGTATGACACGCTGCAACCGGTAGT